ATTAGTGTTACCTTTACCAGTTACAACGTTAATTGAAGTAGGATTAGTTTGAAAAACATATAATGCTTCAGGAGCTCCTGTTGTAAAACTAGTCTCATTAATAGCAATATGAGAGCCAGATTGATAAATTACACTAGAGTCAACAGAATTAGGAGTGTCAAACTTAGCAATATAGTTAGTTGCCCCATGTATATTCGCAACTGAACCTGAGAACGATCCACTAAGATCTCCATAAAAATCTCCTGTAAAAGATCCAGTTAAAACTGCTTGACCTACAAATGACCCTGTAAATGAGGCTGTATTATAAGATTGACTGAAAGCTAAGAAACTGCCAGACAATAGTTGTATACTAGCACTTAGTGACTGACTAGTTTGTAAGAAGCTCTGTGAGAGTAAACTGATATTATTATTCCAACTAGCAGAATCAATTAAATAGCTAGAAGAAAAAAGCTAGTAAAACTGCCAGATAGTAAGGCTATACTTGAACTAAATGATGCAGATGCTTGAGTAAGTATACTTGCAGTAGACTCAAGATTAGTCAATCTGATACTATTGCTACCAGAATCTTGAGCAAATGATGCGGATGCATTCTCAAGTGTTGTGACTCTTGTAGAAAGAGACCCAGAAGCAGAAGCATAACTAGCACTTACTACTGCAAAACTAGCAGATGCTACCGTTAATACAGATGCAGTGGTCTCTAAATCAGTAACTCTAATAGAAAGTGATCCAGACGCACTAGCATAAGAAGAAGATACAATAGCAAAGCTAGCCGAAGCTGTAGTGAGTACGCTAGCTGTAGTTTCAAGGTTAGTAAGTCTAATAGAATTAGAGCCAGAATCTTGAGCAAATGATGCACTCGCACTAGTTAATATACTTGCTGTAGACTCAAGGTTTGTAGCTCTTAATTGGATAGAGCTAGAAAATATATTATAGGGAGTTTCTGTAACAACAGGGTCTCCATTTAAAGACAGGGAGCCAGTTATAGTGACTGATCCTGTGAACTGTTGAGTGTCAGTTAGTTCGTCTCCAAATATATTAGACCCAGAAGAGTAGATTACAGATGAAGATATAGTCTGAACGACTAGTCTTTGAGCTGTAACTGTTCCAAAAAATAAAGCATTAGAGCCGGTAACATTTCCTCTAATGTAAAAATCATCGGCTGTAGAAGCTGTTACGGCATTGTATGCCCAGCTAGCAGTACCAAGAAGTGAACCTGTAAATTCGCCAGAGAATGAACCAGTAAATGAACCAGTTGGGTTTCCTATAGTAACAATTGACTCTGTGCCTCCGACAGATTTTTTCATGAAGGCACTACCATCATAGGTATTTAAGGCTATTTCCCCTAAATCCAATGAGCCTGTGTCAGGTATTTTACCTGGTACTGCGCTACGACGCAGTTTAAGGAACTGGTTAGACATGTGTCTGGTTATGTTAAGTATCTACTAGCGAAAAGGACTATATAGCCCACCACGTATAAATATCAATAATCTCCCAAATCCATAGTAAAGAATGATCCAGAATCACCAAAACTGTCGATGTTTTGGATAGTCAATGATCCTGTCATTGTAGGTGTAGATACAATTCTAACTGAGCCAGAAATAACGAAGTCTGTTTGTTGGCTACCAGACAAAGTAAGTACAGACGATGCTGTGTCGTATTGCAAGTTTGAATATATTTGTTTGAACTTAAGCCTAGCCATGATTAGTTAAATTTACCTACTGCTAATACAACGTCTGTCTGATCAAAAGTAAAACCAAGCACTGCTGGGTTTACAACTAAAACTGATGTACTTGAAACCTGAGTAAAGCTGGTTATAGCCGTTGTTTCTATGTATTGACCGTTAACAAAGAATGTAAAGTTGTCTACACTTGTTGCAGGAAGTGGAGCTGGGGCTGTTGCCCAAGTAGCGGCAAATACAATAGTTGTAGGAGAAGAGTATGTGCCGACTACAGTCTTGTTTATACCAAGATAGCCAATAGCGGCGTCATTAGTAGTATTTTGTATAACGATATTCTGAGAATCTGTAAGAAGTACTGACTTAGGTGCCACTGTGGTAGAGGCAGCTTTAACTGAGAACTCTTCTGTACCACTTGTAGTTTCAAGGCCAAATACAATCTCACTAACTCCGTAGTATACGTTAGCGTTTGCTAGCTTTTTGTTTATAGTATCAGGAATTAAGTATCCGTTTAGAGTAAGATTAAAGTTTGTTCTAACCGCACGGTTGTCACCTATTTCATAGGTTATAGAGTCTTGAAATGATTCTATCGAACTGTAGAACTGGAAGCGGTTAGGATCGCCCCAATAGCTTCTGGATGCGAAATTCAACGCTTCAATCACCTTGTCCATCTGCTCTACAAAATAAGTCCATACAATACACTCGTACTCCACAGTAACATAGTCTGGGGTTACTGATACTACGTACTTCGTTTCGGGGCTTCTACTATTCAGAACGTTAAAGTTGCTGTAGAAGTTCCTTTTGTTATATCTAGTGGCAAACGTTTGTACGTTGTGAACCAAGTTACCATCCAACTTATTACCTAGGTCTCTATTCTGTGTTACGCTAGTCCTCTTAAACATAAGAAGAGGCGCCATCAACTTACCGTTTTGATCACGATAGTAACCATCAGCCTGAACAGCCTTCCAATTTTCAGGTGTCCCGTAGATAATAGGAATAGTTAGCTTAGTATTGTTTTGTACAACAGATAGTTTAAGTACATCATTAAAGTAGTGACTAACTGCTGAGTCAATATCTTCAAGCCCAATATAGAAGTCTTTCTCAGTATCACCTTTTACACTAATCTGATAAGCTCTGTTTTGCTCAGGCTGGCCTAGTTTAGTTGGCTCAGAGAAAGGTTTAGGCACAGTCCCTTCTTTAGGATCATAAGCAGGCCCTACGAGCTTGCTCATAAATTCTTGTCGGTTCTGTGGTCTTACTACTTGTATTGACATTATAATCTTTCTTGAGTTATGCCTAGTTTATCTGGACTTGTGTAGTGTCCTGTTACTATGATAGAATAAGATTGGCCAAAACCAGCGGCTCCTTCAGAATAAGTATAGTCAGGGTCTTTACCTAAGATCTGCTGATTCTCGTTAACATTATTCACTTCATAATACACTTCGTTATACATAACAACATCACCTACTTCTGGGACAATATTCGCTTCAATTAGATGGTCTTTGAAGAAACGAAAATCAACATCACGCTCTGTATCTGGCCCGTAGTCTGAACTAATCCTATTATAATCGCCACGAACTATTAACACAGGTATCAAAACAGGCCCAATAAAGTATTTTGTCACAGCCTCACCGTATATATTGACAGGTGTATCTGATAACATAATCTTATAGTAGCCTATTTCTTGAGAGACAATATCTTCAACAAGCTCTCTTGTAAAGATCTTGAAGGTAGCTACATCCCTCGTTGAACCAAACATTGCCATAGTTAGCCCAGATATATAAACATCGGTACCTCATTCAAGGTGTTCGATATTGATTGATTTTCAGATTGTTTACGCTCTAATTGTGCTTGACGACTTAACTGATCTAGATCGTTACGAAGTCTTTCTCTTAAAGCCGCTTGTTGATCACGACCTTTTGATATTAAATCAGCACCATTTAGTGTTACTTCAGCACCAGGTGCAGGTATCTGTGTATATTTACCTCTAATCAAACCAAGTAACTCAGATGCTAGAGCTAATGTATACTCATAGATCCACTGTTTACCTGGGTGATTAATCTGTGAATAAGTTATATTGTTATATGGTACGTTAGACGGGTTAGTTACTAAGTTAGCTGAGCCTGAATAAGGACTATTTCCTGCTACACTATTTAACTCACTAAACTTAGCATAATCGATCCACACCACAATACCATCACTATCTGGCCAAGGGAATATAGTTAGCTTGTTGTTAGTCAAAGAAAATGAATAAACAGAACGACGTACGTTGTTTGACATTTCAATCTCTTGTATACGAGCTATATCCCAATAGATAGGGAATAAAACAAAGTTAAGTCCTGGTGAATATGATGCCCAACCAAAGTTCTCAGTTGCACCTTGATAGTTGATACTACCTCCAATATATGGATCATAGTATTGATTGATCGCAGGCTGTGCTTCGTAATATATTCTGTTGATAACTACACGATCGTTTGCGCTAATCAAACTTCCAGAAACAGCCCAAGCTTGTAGATCGTAAGTTTGTTGACTAGATGTTAAGTATAAAGGTGCTTTGTACTGATTAACATAGCCACCTACTTGAATAGGCGTACCATAGTTCTCAGCAACAGTAACAATATAGTTTAAGTTAGGTACAACTACTTGATTGTTTAGAGCAGATCCTGTAGATGTGCCTTCTAAAGTTAAATAGTT